GAATTTTTTTCTCAAGTTCTTCCGGGAAATTCTGCAAGGCTTTGTGCAGCGCAGACAAGCCTTGAACGTGCTGGAGTTCAGCCATTGACTTTCTCCGTGCAGTCGAACACCAGCCAACGATGCTGCTCGCCAAGGTCGCGCGGCAGTCCGACGATGCCAAGCACGCGCTGGCCGTACAGCACGCGCCACGCGCCCTTGGCTGATGCCAGCGTGGGGGTGTAGTGCGTGGTGACCACATGGGTCTGCCCGCTCTGCATCTGCGCGGCCACGAGCCGTTCATTCGATCCCATGGGGCGCACTTCGGCCCATACCGTGGTTACATCTTCAAACCCCCCACCGCCTGAAATCGGCTGGCCGAATTCATCCTTGGCCTTGCCGGGTTGCTGGAATGTGACGCGGTGGCGAAGGTCGCCGATGCGGGTTTTCATGCGACCGTCGGCTTTCTCAGGCTGTAGAGAAGTGCTACGGCAGCCTGTGGTAGCGCGTAGCCATAACCGTGCTGACTGTCCACGCGGAACTCTTGCGAGCCTTCGCGTTCGATGAAGAAGTAGCCGATGGTCAACAGGGTTGCTTGCTTCACGCGCTCAGGCACTTTGGCTGGATCAACTTCCCCGGCATCGTCAAGAAACGTATCTGCATAGTCGCCCAAGTAGTCAAGCACGGCGTCTGACGCTGCTTGCACTTTCAGTTTCAGATCGTTATCGCCCGCGTCCGTATCGCTACGCAGATGCTCGCGTGCTTGTTGCAGTGTGACAAGCATGGCGTCAGTCCTTGAGCTTTACGATTGGTTCTTTGTCGATGCCGTCGCGCCCGTCTTTCCCGTCCCTGCCGCGCTTGACGGCGAGTCGGAAACCGCTGTCCGGGCTATCCGGTTTCGCTTTGGTGGAGCGTTGCGCGATCCAGTAGGAACCGGCCCACGTCACGCCGTCTCCTGGTTGGCATTCCATGCCGTCCCGGTACACGCCGCGATCAATAATTACGGGGAATGTCAGATCGAACGTCTTGATAACGTCGCCGCGCTGGAATTTGAGCGTGACCGTGCGCTCGCCGTCAAATTCAAAGCTCAGATCGTCGAACCCGATACCGTCGCGCCCGTCAGCGCCATTCTTTCCGTCCTTGCCGTCGCGCGGTTTTGGCAGACGGTCAACGGCTTTTTCAAGTGCTGACGCGGCCCTGCGCTCAAAGTCGAGTTCCCATGCCGACCAGTGGTGTTCCAGCAATGCCTTGGCATCGTCGAGCGTGAAGCTCTTGCCGTCTTGCCCGTCGCGGCCATCCTTTCCGTTCGCACCGTCTTTCCCGTCGATTCCGTCGCGGCCATCCTTGGGTGTCGGTATGGCGTTGATAACGGCTTTCGCCGCCGCATCAATTTCCGGTTGAATGTCGGCAATCGTGATGCTTGTTCCGTCTTTGCCGTTGATGCCGTCTTTACCGTCAACGCCGTTCTTGCCGTCGGCAGGCTTAGGTAGAGCGTCAACCGCTGCTTTTACGGAGGATTCGATCAGTGGGCGCACTTCTTCTAGAGTGATGCTCTTGCCGTCGGCAGGTTTTGGGAGTTCGTAAACTGCGGCCCTGATGCGCGCTCCCATGTTTTCCATGAGATGCACCATATCGGCGTCCTTGCCGTCTTTACCGTCTTTTGCTGGCGGAATCGCTTTGACCTGCTTTGCCACTTCGTCGGCTATCAGCTTTGCAACGTCTGGCCGTTCGGAAAGCTGTTTTTCAAGTGCGGCGATTTTTTGCTGCAACGGCGCGACGGCTTCGCGCACAAGTTCACCCATTGCCGCGCCGAATTCTTCAGGATCAAACATGAGTTAGTGCCTTTGCTCGTGCGGCTTTGATAGCCCGTTGTGTTACGCGCCACGCCTTGGCTTCTTCAAGCGCGGCCTGATCTTCTTCGCTCAGTTGCGGAACGGCGTCCTGCTTGATCTTGTTGAAACGCACTTGATCAAGCGGATAGTCCTGTTTCTGCATGTACACCGTGTCGCCGCCTTCCAGGGCTGGTTTGTTGAGCGACTTTCTGGAATCGTTGACGGTGAGGATTCCGCCAGCAACACCTGCTTTAAGTGTTTCCATCTGCGTCTTGCTGTCCATGCGGAGCAGCCCGTCAAGATCAAGCTCTACGCCTTCGGTTACTCCGTCAAACCCAAGCCCTTCATCAAAACAAGCCTCGAATTCCTCGATTGGCGATTGCAGGCAGTCGGAGTAGTAGGCGCGATCAAGAGCTTCGATATTGTTGTAGCTGGGGGCTGGGCCTACGCCAACTTTGTAGGCGGGTACATGAAAGACGGAGCAAATGCGCTCGTCCGACCATCGCAGAGTTTCGATCAACTGCGAATCTACGGCGGTGCGACTCATCGGCTCGAATTTCATGCCGTCGCCAATAATGGCGACTTTCCCGGCATTTGGGCCGCTGAAATTGGCGTCCCATTTCTCTTTGAGCTTCTGTGCGTTTTCCGTCGAGATTTGGCCGGGAGCCACCAGAATTCCGCCGGGCTGCGCGGAGTTACCGAAAAATCGCAGCGTGTTGTCCTGTATCTTTGATCCAATGCCAGCCGCGATAGCCGCAGCGTAGAGCGGAGAAATGCCAACCAGTGGGTGGTACAGGCAATTCATCCGGTCGTGAATAATTTCACTAGCAGGAACGATGACGGAATCACGCTGCTGGCCGCTCAGGTTGTCTTGGCTGAGTTGGTAGAACACCGATCCATCATCGGAAACAAGCACGGTGACTCGTTGCGGGTCGAGCACATAGAGTTCAGTGACCATGCCACGCGGATCGCGCTTCTTGAGCGCGTAGGTGTTTCCGTTGCGCAGCTTGGACATGACCCACCACTGTTTGAACTGAATGTGGTTTTGATAGCGATTTGGCTTTCTCAGCACGGAAAGTCTGTGCGCCTTGCTATCAATTTCATACCAAATTCCATCTTCGCGCTTTTTTACCAGCGTGGCGCGCAGCTTCCCGATGTCGTTCGCAATGAGCGTGACGCAGGCATAAACGATGGGCGTAGCCAGAGAGTCCATGCCGCGCAGGACTTCCCCGCGCTGCCATGCTCCGGTTGACGGCTCGTGGACGAACAAAGGCCACCAGCCGCGCCCGCCGGATGAAACAGGCGAGAGCGTCTTGCGCACGGATGCGATGGCGCGGCTGATGATGTTCATGGCTTACTCAGCCTTGGATTTGGGTGGGCGACCTGGTTTTTTCTTGATCTGTTCCGCGTCGTTTTCTGCATCGGTTTGCAATGCTGGCGCTGGAACAGGAACAGGAATTGGGTGAGGCGGAATGTGGCCTTGGTAGGCTCGCATGTCTCGTGTCTGATACTGACCACGGCCCAGCTTGCGCAGAATGCTCGCAAAGCGTTCTTCCATCGTTTCGATGCGCCCGCTGGTGTGGGTGAATTGAACTTTTGCCATGTCGGTTCCTTGGTTGCAAAACAGAGGAACCGTCTCCGATTCCCCTGTTTGCTATCGCCCGTGGTTACGGTGTGGTGGTGCCCCAAGCCACGCCGGACAGATACGCCACGGCAGAGGCGCGGCGCTTGGCCCAGTTGATGACGCGCTCGGCGCGGAACGCCACCGAGTTGGTCTGGAACATGGAAACCATCTGTGCCGCCGTGGGCGTGGTGCTGTTGAGAGTCGGAGCGTTGTCCATCACCAGCGATGTTTCGCGGCTCAGGTCGATCTGGAACCCGCCTTCGTCTCCGAGATAAATGTCCGAGGCGTTCGCCATAATGACGTTGCCAGCATTTACGTACTCGGAAACGATCACTGGCAGTCCGAGCAGCACGCCGCCGTTCATGTTGATGCCCGGAAATTCAGGCTGACCAAGCGGATTGAGCATCAGGCCAAGCGCCAGTGCAGTAGTAGCGGACATGATGAACACGCCGCCGGTAGGCGCGTTGTTGGCCGCGATGAACGTGCCGAACAGCTTCTTGATGTCGGCGCGCACGGCGTCGGCATCGGTTCCGGAAGAGGCAATCGGCGTCAGGCCGTTGGTGATTGAGGCCGGAGAGATACCAGCCACGGCAGCCTTGGTAGGCGCGATAAAGTCAACGTCCATGCGTTCGCGCAGTGCGGCGACCAGTTGATCACGCACGATGGCATCCGCAGAGGGCGAGCTGTAGCGGATCACTTCGTCGGTGAGCACGGCAATGTTGGCAACCTTGAGCGGTTCGAGCGTGGTGCGCGAAAAGTCAAAGTTGGTCAGCGGCTTTGCCTGACCTTCGCCTACCCAGTAACCGGAACCGCCAGAGGTTTGGCCGATCAGCGGAACGCGGAACGGAACGGTGCGCAGAGACGGAACGTTTCCGGCACCGAATTGGCCGATGATGGTTTTCGGGCGCAGGTATTCGATAAAGTCGGCATAGACCGAAGTTTCGTTACCAACAAGATTACCGGCCCAAGCGGTGTTGAGCGTGGAACCTGCGGAAACGGCGGCTTTCAGCACGTTCGCCACGCGCGGATCGGCTTTTTGATCGTCGGCGGCGAGTTGCTGCGCGCCGTACAGGTTGCCTTGCGCCTTGGCGATGAACTTGACCATTTGGGCAAGCGCCAAGCCTTTGCCAACCACGCGGTTGTCTTTGACCTGGATATGACCGATGGCGCGCGAATCGCTCGCGGCTTGCGCGGTGCTGCCGTCAACGGTTTTTGCGTTGGCGATCAGGTCTGTTTCCATCACGCGCAGATCGGCCAATTCCTTGTCGATTGCGCCGATTTCGGCGGTGATTTCGGCAAAGCGTTCGGCTTCGACGGCGTCCTTGGTGCGGCCTTCATCTATCGCCTTGGTCTGGATAGCGGTGCGCTCGTCGGTGAGTTCCTTGCGCTTGGCTTCCAGAGCCTTGATTTGTTCAGCTACGTTCATTTTGGGTTTTCCTTTCGTTCGGGCATAAAAAAACCCGCCAGCGGCGGGTGGTGTGGATTTGCCCGAAGCGCCGGGCGGGGTTGGGGGCTTGCCCCGGTCAATCGACGTGTCGCGCCCGTTGCCTGACGCGGCAAGCAGCGATTCGTCAAGTGATTTGATGGACGTGATTGATGCGTCCTGATTTGCAGGTATCGTCACGGCGGAAAGTTCGTGCCAGTTCCACTTTGTGTAGTGGATTCCGCCTGTGTCTTTCATGTAGGCGTATTCAATCGGCGTGAATCCGATGGACAGTCCACGAACAAGACCTGTCTTGATTGATGCCCATGCTTCGTCCAAACGCCCTGCCATGCGCTGCGGCATGTCGTCAGTTGGCTTGACCAGCTTGGCCCTGACTTCTATGCCTTCGCTCGTGTGTTTGGCGTTAAGCACATGGCCGATGGGCTGGGAATGATCGTGCTGCCACAGCAAAGGCATGGGTAGCGTGAACTCGGCTCCTGCAGGCTCAACAATGTCGCCCGTTCGATCCGTTCCAATGGATGTGGCAAGGCCGGAAATTTCGCGTGCATCTTCGTCCAGCGTCTTGATGACGATCTGGCCGTAGATGTGTTTTGCAATTTCAGGTTTCATATGAAAAATACCTCGTACTCTTTCGGTTCGGTTGAGACTTGCTGCGGCATGACGCCTACGGCCATTGCCAAAGCCACCATGCCGTCGATGCGTCCGGCGGTCTTTTGCTTCGTGAATTTGCGGTTCCCGGCTGGGTCTTGCACTACCACGGCGTTTCGTGCGCACATTTCAAGTACAGGGTGATTTCCGTGCTTGAGCTTGCTTCCAAGCAGGCGTGCCTCCAACTCGCGCAGAGCGGGACTCATGGAAACGAACCCCTGCCCAAACTCCACAAACCGCTCCAGTTCGGCTTCGGTAAACCCTGCTTCGATCAGGCATGGGCGAAGGAAACGCATGTTGTAGCGGTCGAACGCAATGGCCTGCACGTCGTATTCGTCGAACACTTTGCGCAGGTGGTGCGCGACGAAGGCGTATTCGATGGCCCTTCCAGGTGTGGCCGTCAAGTAGCCTTGCCTTTCCCACAGGTCGTAGGGAACTCTGTCCGTTCTTGCTTTCTCAGCAAGACCTTCTTTTGGCAGCCAAAATTCTGAGACCACATCCCCGTCAGTGCTGACAAGCTCAAGCGCCGTCAAGTCAGAGACGCTGGAAAGATCAAGACCGCCCCAAACTTTCTTGCCCCTGCAATCGGCTGGTTCGGTGCCGTTTTCTGCCCAGATATTTCTTGTGACAAACGGGCTGTGAGCCTCTACACGCTGGTTCAAGATCAGGTTGCGGTAGCTGGCTTCACGGCTCGGCAGTCTCTTGGCATCTTGGGCCTGCTTGCGCACCTCGTCCTGGTTCATCAAGGCGTCGAAGTGCGGATTCGCGGCCCGGATCGCTTCGTCCGAAAACGGATCCAGTTCAAGTGGTGCGGTATGTAGAACGCACTTGATCCGTTGATCGGCACCGGACAAGGCATCGTCGATCAGAGTACTCAGCAGGTCAGCATCGGTCGGTGCTTGTGTGCTGATGATGATCGACAAGGGCCGCTCATGCGCTGCTGAAGCTGTTTCCAGTGCTTCGTACAGCTCCGAACGCGGCCCCCTGACTTGCCCCAATTCATCGTGCACCACGAACACCGGGGAAAGCCCGTAAGCCGTGGAAGCCTCTGCCGACAACGCACGGTAGGTGGTTCCAAGATCGGGACACACCAATGTTTTGGACGATTCTTTGATCTGCACGTACTCAATCAGATCGTGCGACATGCGCACCATTTTTGATGCGTACCCAAAAAGAATCGCCGCCTGATCGCGCGATTGAGCCGCGCTGTAAAGCTGACTGTTCGGCCTTGCTTCCGGCCCGCACAGGTGTAAAAGCAAAAGAAAAGCACTTGTCGCGGTTTTTGCATTCTTTCGAGCCATCGAAAGAATGAATGTCCGCGTTGGAGTGTCATATAGCTTCTTAATCCAGCCTTTTTGAGTGATTGTCAATCGAACTGGTTTACCTACGTTTTTCCCTTCCGGTATTCTGCACACTGCCTCAATCCACGCGATATTGCGATCACCTCGGCTTAACATCTAGGACTATCTCCCAAGGCTTGCGTGCACGCGGAGTATTGGCGTTGGCCCTGCCGACAGTTTTTGGATCGGTAGTCGCCTGCCTGGTAATTCTCAACCGCGTAGCCAAGGAAGAAGCTGCTCTAACTTCCCGCTCGCGCATTGCCAGCAATTTGTCATACCGTTTCAAACCGTCATCGTCAGCCAGCCAGACACGATTGAAGTTTTGAATTTCGTCGGCCAGCACCAGAGCTTGTACCGTGTGCTGGCAATACATTTCCAACATGTCGCGGTGCGTTTCGCTGAATGCTGATGCGGGTTGATCCGCAACAAGCCGCATCCAAACCGACTGCTCCGCTTCGCTCAGATGCTTGGATGGCGGTAGCCGGTCAAAGTGAGTAACCGGCTCAATCTGCTCCGCAACAGCCAGCATCGCGGCAGACTTTCGACCTCTTTGTGACATTCCTTATCAGCTTTTTTCTGGACATTTAAGCAACAAAACTACAGGACGCGGTTTTCCGATGATTGCGAAAAATCTTTTGCTCCACCCCCCCCAACTTGCTGGGAGCGTCACCAAATCACCCGCCCGTCTGCCGTGAACTCCGCTCGTGGTGTCCCGCTCTCTATCCTGGCTTTGTCGCTGCTGTGACACGAATCACAGAGTGATTGGAACGGGCCTGACCAGAATTTGCCCATATCGCCACGATGTGGTTCTATGTGGTCGCAGACCGTGGCCGGTGTTACTTGCCCGCGCTTGAGGCAGAACGCGCATAGCGGTTCAAGCTGTAGTTGTCTTGCCCGGAGCTTTCGCCAGCCCTTGGTTCGGTAGAGATGGCTGTACTTCCCTGAACGGTCAGGCTTCGACATGATTCATGAATGACCGTATGCACGCTGCCACGGCTTTCTGTCTTTCACGTCAGATGCGTACTTGAGCCAAGCCTTCATCGAAGCCACGTCTCCTGCAAGAGCCTTGCTGTACAGAAGTTGTTCGACCTTGACCGTGGCTTTCAGCAATCCTGTTGCAAGTTCATCAGCGAAAAAAGTTTCTATGTCTCTTGCGCTGATTTGTTTTCCTGATTCATCTTTTATGAAAAGACAAATCTCATTAGGCATATGACCAAGAGCAGCAAGAATAGTAACTTGCTTTCTCTGCTCGGCCGTAGGATTGAATTGCGTTGTTGCAACATCATTAGCAATACGCTCTTGTTGTTTGTTTGCTATGCGTCTCATATTCAGTTCAATTCCCTATTGTTATTCTAACACAAATATATTTGTTTGGTAGAATATGAACATGATTTGTTTCTTGAAAGGAAAACCAAATGAGCAGAACTACTGCAATTGAATGGACTGAGCACACTTGGAATCCGTTCGCAGGATGCAGCATCCATACTGCCGGATGCACAAACTGTTATGCGATGCGTCAAGCGTTTCGCATCGAACAGTTCGGCACAGCATCTCATTACCAAGGGTTGACCAAGAAGGTCAACGGAAACATTGTCTGGACCGGAAAAGTTTCCCGCGCCTCTGACTCTGGAATGCGTAAACCGTTCGGCATCAAAGCGCCAGCCCTGATCTTCGTGAACTCCATGTCAGACTTCTGGCATGAGAACGCACAAGATGCGTGGCGCATCGAAGCTCTAGAAATTATGCGATCAAACCCAAGCCACACATTCCAAGTACTGACCAAGCGCCCAGAAAACGCGCTCCGCTTCTTCGATGCGCGTCCTGACGTTTCTCTGCCTGACAACTTCTGGTTTGGCGTAACCGTTGAACACCGCAACACAGTTGACCGTCTTGACCTGCTGCGCCAAGCGCCGGCAGCATTGAAGTTCGTTTCGTTCGAGCCTCTTGTAGGCTCATGCGGCAGGATGAATCTGTCCGGCATTGATTGGTGCATCACTGGTGGAGAGTCTGGCGTCGGCCATCGCCCGTGTGATCACCAATGGATTCGTGAAATTCACGAACAAACGCGCGAGGCTGGCGCAGCCCACTTCTTCAAGCAGTGGGGCCACTGGTCTAACAACCCAATCGCCAAGACTGCTCCGCCAAATATCAGTCCTGCCGAGTGGGTATCAAAGCAAGACCCTGTAGGCAAAGGCGGATCGTTACTTGATGGTGTATCGTGGAAAGAAATGCCGGAGATTGCTATAGACCTTGCATGACCAAGGCGATGTACTTCACACGTGCGGCGGTCTTTCCTGTTGCCTCATGCCTGCTGATGATCTGACAGTTCATCAGCTTTGCCATCCTTGTGATCGCACGATCAATGATTTCCGCATGAAGCGCCGTTGACCCTGCACCGGCTACCACAGATGAAAATCCGCTTATCTGCTTCAACGCTGTTGGCATACCGTTCAGGCGAAGGTTCATCGAACTTCCGTCCGTGAGCACTATGCCAATGCGTTCTCCGCTTGCAACCTTGCGGCGCGCTGTCAATATCAGCACCTGCTCCCACGGAGACCCATAGGCGTCGAAGTCGAAAACATTGAACCGTTGCAAATCAATGGAACGCAACAACCTGCGGTTATCACACACGTAGGCAAGCCTGCCGTCCTTGTACCATTCTGTATCGCATGCCGTGTAGCTTTTCGCTTGAGCCCATACATCGTGGAACATGCGGCCAGACCCAGCGAACGCATCCAGCACGCAGGCATCATTTATCGCGCCAAGAACTATCTTGCGCAGATCAATCTTGGTCTTCCTTGATCCTGCGTGATTGTTGACCTTGATGCCTTTAAGACTGCGCGCCCAAGCCATCGTCTGCCACCGTACCAAGCTCAACATCAACAGGAATGTCGGCCATTATTTTTTGCAACCGCTGCAACGCCTGAGCTTGATGCTCAAGCGGACCGCGTATCGAAATCCAAAATCTGTCTTCCACTTTGCTTGTATGCACTTCCTTGATCATCAGCTCGTCTGCATCGCCAAACAATCCGCTGACTTCATCATCTGTGAACCCTATAGTCCCAAGATCAAAACCGTTATCGCTCAACGCGCTCAATTCGAGTTCGAGCATGTTCCGATCCCATCCGGCGTTTTCAGCAAGCTTGTTGTCAGCAATGATGTAAGCGCGCTTTTGATCGTCTGACAAGCCGTCAAGCTCTATGCACGGAATCTCTGTCATCCCAAGCTTGCGTGCAGCGAGCACTCGACCATGCCCAGCAATGATGCCGTTGTCGCCGTCCACAAGAACAGGATTTGTCCACCCAAACTCATCAAGGCTTCTCGCTATCTGCTCTATCTGTTCGTCTGAATGAGTGCGCGCGTTGCGGCAGTACGGAATCAGCAGTTCGATAGAACGCTTCTTGATGGACAGTTTGCGATCAATCATTGTGTTTGTGTACAAAACAACGAAGCCCGCCCATGCATCAGCAAGAGCGGGCTTCCAAGCTGCCACGGAGTGGAGCAGCGAGAGGCGGCAACTGACAAAAGGAAAGCCACCGCAAGCGTTTGCCTGACGGTGGCTGGTGGCATCAAAACGACGGAATCACAGTAGAGGGCCGGTCGCTACTCCGGCTGTTGGTTCGTGG